GGTAGTGGTGAAGGCGCCTTCAGCGAGGCTGGATATCCCGCAGGTCGCCTTGAATGGCGACCTGCAGGTGAATGGCAACATCAATGCGACAGGTACGATCATTGATGTTGGTGGCAACTCGAACCATCATAACCATTAAGAACTATTCACCTACCAGCGGTCCGAGCCTATTACCTTCTAACAAAAACAGCTCCCGATTTAGGTCGATAATTAACGCGCGTTCATGTGAATCTGCTGAAAAAGCATGGTTACGAAATAAAGAGTCATCACAGTAATCAACAGCCTGAAGTCCTGATATAAATACCGGAAAACCCCAGGACACCACTGCTCCATCTGGCATGGTTACACTGACAGTCCCCATAACTTGAAGCTCTCCAAATTCACTGGTATTCGGATGCTCTAGGGCAATCCTGCATTCCCCTTTCGCGTCGTCGCTGAACTCAAAACTGGTTTGGTGCATGAGCAACATCACGCAAAGGATGACGGTGGAGCGCTGTTTACTGATGGCGTGCTCATCAAATACAAGCCTATTGCTTTTCAAAACCCCGACCAGATCCTGCACCAGCGAGTCGGCAGTGAAGGCAGGTACACTCCCAATAAATCCCAGTAAATGTTGGATTGGCGCGAAGCTTTCAGGTCCTCCGACTTTATGACGTTGTAGCTCAGTAGTTTTGTTTTTTTTATCATCTTTGAAATAGTTGTCGATACGTGATTTTAGCCTTTCGGGAGCCACGTTGAATTCTCTGCGCAGCTGCTCAGGATCGCATTTGTCCACTTGGTATTTCATCAGTTTTTTGATGTACAGCGGGATGGGTAAAGACACGTCCAACGGTTTCTGCTGGTAGGAATAGTCAGTATAAAATTTGAGGGTAAGGTGAAAAGCCTCCAAGGACGCATTAGTCAAACCCTTATTTCGAGCGTCATTGTGCGCAACAAAGTCAGCAACCTCCCTGAATACCCAGTGCTCGCCTGAATAGGCTCGGAGACGCATGAAGAGATTGTCGACATCATTCTCATCGAAGTTCCCGCTCTGAATTTTGTCGACGATTTTTTGTGCTTTCGCTTTTTCAGCGGTCTTCAACATGATTTTCGATCCTTTTTTTGCGATGCTCTGAGCACGAAAGCGAGATTAGCCGAATGTCTCTTTAAACTCGATTAAAAGCCTGTGTAGGCAAGCTCTCGCAATATGGGCGCATGACGACGCCCACTCCTTACACCAGCATCACCGCCGCCCACTGGCAGCCTGCCCTCGGTACATCCGGGGAGGTTGTCGAGGGCCTGCGCGATATCGATCAGGCCATTCGTATCATCCTCACCACGCCCAAGGGCGCGGACGCTCATCGGCCAGACTTTGGCAGTGACCTACATCTATATATCGACTGGCCTGTAAACCGAGTGATCCCGCACCTGGTGCGTGAAACGGTCGACGCATTACGTCGCTGGGAAACCCGCATTTCAGTCGTGCAGGTACAGGTGCTGGTTGAAGGGGCGCAGATCAGGGTGCGGGTACAGTGGCGTGTCGCAAATGGTGTCGCCCAGTTGACCGAGGTGCCCTATGCGCGAGCGGCCTAAACCCGTCTTTGTCGAGATTGATCCGGCCGCCACCGAAGCCGCCCTGATTGCCCGTTATGAGTCCAAATCGGGGAAAACCCTATATCCCGCCCAGGTCGAGCGGCTTTTTATCGACCTGATTGCCTATGCCAAGACGCTCTCAGACATGTCCATCCAGAATGCCGGCGAGCAGCTTCTGGTGCGCTTTGCGGATGCGCCGATTTTGGATTACCTGGGCGAACTGGTTGCAACCCCCAGGCTGTTGGCTGCTCCAGCACGTTGCCCGATACGCTTCAGCATGCCAGCCGTCCTGCAGCAACCTTTGCTGATTCGTGCCGGCACTCGGGTCAGTACCCAGGACGCCAAGATCACCTTTCTGACTGACCAGGATGCGACCATTCCGGCGGGCCAAGCTCAGGTAAACACCACTGCTACCTGCCTTGCGACCGGTGTGGTTGGCAACGGCTGGGCTGTTGGCCAGATCAGCAGCATCGGCAACCCACCTGCTGCGAGCCTGACGGCGACAAACACCAGTGTTACCGCCGATGGGGCCGAGGACGAAGATAACGACCGCTACCGCGAGCGGATCATCCTGGCCCCTGAAGCCTTCAGCAATGCCGGCAGCCGTGGCGCCTATCGCTACCACGCACTGGCGGTGCATCAATCGATCATCGATGTCGCCGTGCATGGGCCGGACGAAGGACAACCGGATGGCCACGTGGCGTTGTTCCCACTTACAAACACCGGCTTGCCAACGGACGATCTTCTACAGCGAATCAAAAGCCAGGTCTCAGGCGAAAAAGTACGCCCGTTATGCGACACCGTACATGCTCTTGCCCCCACCGAAGTGGTCTACCAGATCAAGGCACGCTTGACCTTCTATGCCACAGCAGATCGAGAGGAAGCGATGAAGACGGCCAAAGCTGCCGCTGAGGCGTATGTGGTTGAGCGTCGTGCCGGACTCGGTCGTGATCTTGTCCAGGAGCAAATTACCGCGCTGCTGCAGGTGAATGGCGTTTATCGCGCTGAACTGGAGTTACCAAGCGCCTGGCGCGAGCTGCTGAGCAACGAGTGGGCGAACAACACCTCGATCCTGCTTGAGGATGCAGGTGTGGCGTATGGCTGAGCAACAGCTGCCGCCAGCTCTGGTTGGTGATGAGCGTTTCGCGTTGCTCTGCGAGCTACTCAAAGAGACGTTCGACGGCCTGGATATCAACGCGATGCTGGTTTACCTGGTCGACCTGGTGAAGCCGCGACTGCTGCCCGTCCTGGCCGATCAGTTCTCTCTAATCGACGAGGCAGCCTGGTTGCTGGCCGAGTCTGAAGATGCCAAGCGCAACCTGATCAAAAGCTCTGCCGAATTGCATCGGTTCAAAGGTACGCCTTGGGCGATCCGTGAAGTTATTCGCCTACTTGGTTTTGGCGAAGTGACGATCCAGGAGGGGTTGAACAACCAGGTGCGCGATGGATCGATCACCAGGGATGGGAACCATGTCCATGGTGATCCTGGCGCGTGGCCGCTATATCGGGTCTTTCTCAAGAGTGTCATCACCAATGATCAGGCTGCGCTTTTGCGCCGACTTTTACTTTCTGTCGCTCCGACTCGTTGCCGCTTGGTGTCGCTCGACTATCAATCAGTGGCTATCAGGCATAACGGGTTTGCTCGTCGCGATGGCCAATACAACCATGGGAGCAGCTGATGGCTGATTTACCTGAAGTAAATGAATGGCCGGAAGGCATCTATCAGCTTGAGACATCCGACCCTGTATTGGGTGGTCCGGAAGGTATCGACAACCTGCAGGCTAAGCAGTTGGCGAACCGGACGAAGTGGCTAAAGGATCAACTAAGTAAAATCGTCGATGGCGTAACTTCCATCGGTAGTGCGCTCAAACTGGCGACACCACGTGCCCTGAACTTCAAGGGAGCCGCCACAGGTACTGGCAGCTTTGACGGGAGCGCTGACGTTGAAATTTCGCTGACCTTGGCAAACAGCGGCGTGACGGCTGGCGCTTGGCCGAAAGTGACTGTCAACTCAAAGGGGGTTGTCACTGGCGGTTCGGCGCTTTCCCCTAATGACCTTCCAGAAGGGCTTACAGCCCCCCAGTTTGATAACGACAAATCACTTGCAACGACTGAGTTTGTGCAGCGGGCTCAGGGGAATTTTGCCGGGCGTGTGGATATCGGGGCTTTGCCTGCATCAATCACGGCCTCGGCCGCTGGCTGTCGTATTGTGCTGGCGGCGTCAGGGACGCTGACCCTGCCGCCTGTTGCGTCGGTGCCCACCGGCACCAATTTCTTTCTATTCAACACGACGCCGGGCGTGGTCACCATTGCTCGGCAGGGCGCCGACCTTATTAGTGCGATGTCCGTTAACTCCATGACTTCTGTACCCCTTCCGTCCCTGTCTACCATCAAGGTCACGGCGGGCAACGGGCAATGGGTCGTCGAGGATGGGATGGCAGCCCTGAAGTATGCACCTGAGTTCGCCTGCTCTTTCAGTGGGAGCAATGGCTATCAGCGATTGCCATCGGGGGCGATTGAGCAGT